CCTTTATACACACACACGCGAATTGGTTTTGTCTTTTCAATAAGATACGGGCAAAAAATTTTCGGAAATCAACCATGTGCATGTTGCTGATACCAAAGGGTTTACACGCGAAAGGCAGGCAAAAATGACTTGGCAAGATACAGTAAGGGACCGGTTGCGCGCTAACATGCGTGGACTCACGCACTTAACCCCGGAGCAAACCGAAGTACTGGTGGAAAGCGAGCTGGCCAGCATGGAAGCTGCAATGTTGGCAGACGGCGTGCAGGCGGAAGTGCTGGAAGACCCGGACACGGTGTTTGAACTGGATTACGACGGCGAGGAGCTAAAAGCTGGCGCACGGGCGAAGCTTAGGCTAAAAGCTGGCGCACGCGACCGTGAGAGGGCGCAAAAGCTGGCGCACGGGCGGGAAGAAACCGCAAAAGCTGGCGCACGGGGGCTATTAGCTGGCGCACGCGATTCGTTAAAAGCTGGCGCACGGGGGTTGGCACTGGCGGCCACTACCGCGCTGCGGCGGGCCGGGCGGCGCTGGGGCAGGCGGCGGTACAAATGACTTTCCTGCATGGGCTGGCAGGTGTGCTGATGGCTTACCTGTGCCCGAAGTGCAGGTGTCCAATGGTGGACCAGTTCCCGGCGTGGCTGGTGCCCCCGCAGTATTATCGAAAGTCGGGTACCCTGTGGTGCGCGGGCTGCGGGGCCGCCCATAAGATGCGCAGGCCGGAGCCTGTACCACGGCCACGGTAATTAACACGGCCACGGTACACAAGGGCAGCACACTACACGCGCCATGTGTATTGTGCTGGAAGTTATGTAGCGTGCTGGACAGTTTGCCCGGCAGGCAAACGACTGGTACGGAAGTACCATTGACTTCTTTCCGGGGCTGTGGCATGCTTGGTGCATGAGCACACCAGAAGCATTGCTGGCATCCCAAATTAAGTCAGGGGACCGTGTAACCATACTGCGGCCCGCAGGCATCGGACGCAACGGCCAAGAATGGAAGCAGGCCACAGGCCGGGCGGTTATGCTTGGCCCTTACGGCTGGGTGTTGAACATGGGCGGCCAGCACGGCACCCCGGCAGTGTGCACCGTGAAAAATTTCGTTTGCTCGCAAAGGATAAAGCATGTTCACTAAAGACCAAACCAACGCTCCTGCTCAGCGCGTAGTGCTGGTGCTGGAAGGCAATTCGGGAACGCAGTTATTGACACGGGAAGTCGACAAGGCTGCCCGTTTCGGTAAGCACTACGGGCGGCAGCGCGGGGACAGGCATCTTACCTACCCACTGCGGCTTAAGGATAGCATGCTGGCAATGGAGTGGAAAGACGAATGCCCTGCGACCGCCAGCCTTACCAACTCCGCCCTGTTTGACATGGTGTGGCGCAAGTATCTGATTTACGTAACCGACCGGGTTACTGCATTGGCCCTTCTTAGGACGGGGCAGCCGGGCCACGGGCGCATGTGGGAACGCCGGGTGCGGCAGGCAACTTACCTTGCCGGGTAAAAGATTTATCGAGATTTTTACAGAGTAACGGAGATTTTTGGTGCCCCTGATTTTGGGCATCCGAAGTCTTCCTAAAGCCCTGACACCACAGGGCTTAATTAGTCATTCCTGCTTTTACACCCGCAACAGCCGACGGTTACATTTGCGCGCACGGCTCACTACCCGTGCGACTAAGTGTTCCGGGTGTCATGCGCCAGCCGGGGCACCACACTAGAGGTTACCATGTCATTAGCTATTGCCGGAGTTGTTATTCTTTTGGGAACAGCCGTTGTGGTTTATGCTGACCGCAAAAAGCTGAAGGCCAAAGCGTTGGCAGCGGAAGGCCAGTTGCTTTCCGAGGCGCTGAAGTTTGACGCGTCATTGCGCGCCAAGGAAGCCAACATTAAATCTGAGATTAAGGTTGCGCTGGCACACGCAGTATCCGACGCAACTGACGAGCTTGCAACGGCTGGCGTGGACGCCAAGGCCGTGCTGGGCAAAGTGTTTGCACGCATTAGGGCTGCCTTATAAGTTTGTAGGCGGGTAGCTCAGGGGTAGAGCAGACGGTTGATAACCGTCAGGTCGCAGGTTCGAAACCTGCCCCGCCTACCAAAGCTCTTTTGTAAAGCTATAGCTTTGCAAAAGGGTACTTACTGTAAAGGTTTACCTTGCTGATGTATTGGCGCTGCCTTGGGTCTCGACGGTAACCGAGACGGCGCACAACGCAGCGTAATGGGGCGGCTGGCCACAACAGGGCAGCAAGGTACAACACCAGTCGGGCCGGAACAGGTGGGCAGTCCGGCCACTTTTGAGGACACACAAAATGCGCGACGGTTGGGAATACTATGTCAGGGCTGTGCAAGTACTTTGAACAGCAAGGCGATTGGAACGCCAAGTGTGCACCGTGGCCTCACATTGACCACGCGCTGCGCATTGACCGCAGGCCGGACGGGTCATTTCACTTTTACATTCACCCGGCTAACGCGGGTGGTGTTACCACAGACTTCATTGCCTACCCGGATGGCCGGGTAGAGGAAGGCTACAATGGCGGGGCGGCGACCGAAACCGACGGCAATTAAAGAGCTACAGGGCAACCCCGGCCACAGGCCGCTGAATGCACAGGAGCCCGTTGCACCCAAGGGTGAACCTGAGATGCCGAAAGGCATGCTGCCTGCGGCGCGGCGCGAGTGGAAACGCATTGTGCCCTTGCTTATTAAGCTGGGCATCCTTTCCAGCATTGACGGCAAGGCGCTGGCTGCTTATTGCGATACCTATGCTCATTGGGAGCGGGCGCGCAAGGACATTGAAAAGTACGGGCTAGTAATTGAGGAACCAGTCCTCGACAAGTTTAACAATCCCATTTGTGTGGGCGCTATACCGGGGCTGCCTCCTGAAGCGGGCGCAAAGTATTTAGTGAAGCTGAAGCAAAACCCGGCAGTGCAAATCTATGCCACGTTTGGCAAGATGATGAAATCGTTTTTGATTGAGTTTGGGCTTACACCTGCCAGCCGTGCAAAGCTGAAGGTGGAAGCTGGTGACGGTGCACCTGACCCGTTTGAGGCGCTAATGGCGCTGCGGCAGGCACCCGGCATTGGCGACCAAAAGCCCGTTTGAGTTTACGTGGGGCAACGCACACAGGTGGACCCCGTACCAGTGCGGTACGGCAGAAACTTGTGGGCGCAGAACACGTGACTAATAGGGGCGGGGTTTTGCGGCGTGGCATGCTGCGGTCCGCAAACTGAGGCATGGTGCGTAACCCGCTCCAAAGAGATTGATATTGGGCAGTACGGTAACCTGTAATGGCCGACACCCCTGTGAGCACTGAGCTCATAAACAGGAAATGCGAGCCGAGCAGAACCGCGAGGGCGTGTAAGCGCGCTGCCCAGTCCAAATTTGTGGGGCTGTAGCTCAGTTGGGAGAGCGCCTGCTTTGCAAGCAGGATGTCGGGGGTTCGATTCCCTCTAGCTCCACCATAATTTTCGCCCGGTGTACCACAGGTACACATTAGTTCCATAATACTGCGTGCAACGCACGTGGGGGCGCTGGAGGCAGTATGTCAGAGGTAGTCAAACGGCCATCAGACCACCCGCATATAAATGCGCCTGAAGTGGCCCTTAAGTATGCCAAAGACGTGTTATCCGGCGCTATTGTGGCTGGTAACTTGGTTATACTGGCAGCAAAGCGGTTTCTTGAGGATTTGGCTTTAGGCGACCAGCGCGGGATTGAGTTTAGGCCGGACCAAGCGCAAAACATTGTTGACTTTTTTGGTTTTTTGAAACACAGCAAGGGCGAGTGGGGCGGCACCACTTTTATTTTGGCCCCGTGGCAAGTATTTATTTTGGTAAACCTGTTTGGTTGGTACCGCAAAGACGGTACGCGCAGGTTTCATGAAGCCCATGTTGAGGTTGCACGTAAGAACGGCAAGACCACTTTCCTTGCAGGCATAGCGTTGTACATGCTGCTGGTAGACGGGGAACCGGGCGCGGAAGTTTACAGCGCGGCTACCAAAAAGGACCAAGCCAAAATCGTTTTTGATGAGGCTTGCAACATGCGCCACAAGAGCACGTTCTTGTCGGCGCGTATACAGGCCAGCCGGAACAACCTTAGTGTGCTGGCAAGCAGCAGCAAGTTTGAACCACTAAGCAGCGACTTTAACACGCTCGACGGTTTGAACGTACACTTTGCAGCGGTGGACGAGTTACACGCGCACCCCGACCGTAAGTTGTACGACGTACTCAAAGAAGCAATGGCGGCCCGGCGTAACCCGCTGGCAATGGCCATTACCACGGCAGGGTACGACCGCACAGGCGTTTGCTACAAGCAGCGCGAGGTTTGCGAAAAGATATTGACCGGGGCGGTTGCGGTAAGCGCGGAGACAGACAGCATCTTTGCGTACATTGCCTGCATTACTGAACCGGATGAGCAAGGCAAGGGCGGCGACGACCCATTTAACGAGGCCTGCTGGATTAAGGCCAACCCCAGCTTGGGTACCACGGTTAAGTTGGAGTTTTTGAGGGGCGCGGCGTTTAAGGCCAAGGAAGACCCAACCTCGCTTAACAGTTTTTTGCGTAAGCACTTGGATGTTTGGACCAGCCAAGACGTGCGCTGGATGCCAATTGACAAGTGGGCAGCCTGTAACAGCGCGGGGCCATTTGTAGACCCGTATAAGCTGTTTATGGCAGCTAGGGAAAGGCTCAAGGGCCGCGTTTGTTTTGGCGGCATGGACCTTAGCTCCAAGATAGACATTACTGCACTGGCACTGGTGTTTCCACCATTGGCCGGGCAAACGGAAAAGAAGCTTAGGGCTGAGGCTGCACG